AATGGATTTGCGGCGAAGCCGTGCTAACCGCTACCGCATGCCACTCCAAGAGCAGTTCGAGGCTTTCGAACGCGCCCAAATCCTTGAACTCGCGAACGATGATTCCGCCCGCCGCGATTTCCTCGTCCCAAATCAGTTCATGATAGCCAAGCGTCGTAACAAGGTTGGGAATTCGAAGCGCCCTGTCCTGCCCGGCTGCAATCGGGGAAACGTCGAAATGCGCTTTCTTCGTCGGCGCCGAGGCCGTGGCAAATCTCGGGTCGGCAAGGGGATTTAGGCGGGCGTCGGTTTCGGCCTTCGTGTAGCTCTCGCCGGTAAGGCGGAAAGCGCTATCGGCCTCGCTGATCGTGTAGGTATCCGGTCCCGACTGAAAACGGGCGTCCATTTCGGCTTTCGTGTAATAGCCGTCCACGCTGAACGTGAAAACGACCACATGCCAATTATCGTTCGCAGCGTTGCGCACTTTCAGGGAAGAACTCGACGTGTCGAACCAAAGTTGGCCCGGAACCTTTACCGCCGGTTCGGTTGCCCCGGAGGACGAAGAGAACGCGGCGGCGAGCGCGGCGTTTATGTCTTCGCGAACCGGCAGGCCGATATCATTGCCAATGACCTGATCGTGTTGCGCCATGGCCCTACCCCCTCAAACCGTGAATGACGAGATTGCCGTTGAAGAGGCTGGAGCCGTCGCTTGCCATGAATTTAAGGGCGTTTAGGGCGGTGGCTTGCGGTAGGCCGAAATTCGTCTCGATATAAATGTAATTTGCGTTGACCATGTAGCAGGTGATTGCCCGCCCGCGTGTCCAGCGCGCCCGGTTGAAATTCCAAAGCTTGATGTTGGAAATCATGCCGCCGCCGGTTCCGCCGGTTATGGCATTGCTGTGGGTCAATTGAACCGAAGTTAGGCCGGTGCGTTGCTGCCCGCCGGCCGTACCGCTCGCGCTACCGCAATAAATATACGTGTCGTAATAGGCGGACGAAATCCAGGACGCGGCGTTATCGGCGCTGAACTGCATATTGAGCGCTAGCGCGGTACTGTTGGGGATTGCCTCCAACATGATATCGAGCGCGTGGAATGCGCCGAGCCCGCTATAGGGGCGCGACGTAAGGCCGGAAAAATCCTGCTGGTTCTCGATAAGCTCCCAACCGCCGAGCGTAGTGTTGACGTTCGGCGCCCTGATGGCCCTATCCGCAACGCCGAGCAAAGAGTAATCAAAATGCAGGTTCTTGGTCAGGTCGGCCGAAGGCGCAAAGATCGGGTCAATCAGCGGATTAAGTTTCGCGTCAAATTCCGTCTTCGAATAGCCCTTTGATTTCGGCTCATAGCGGGCCTCCGATGCGGCCTTGCTATAGGCGGTCCCGATAGGTGCAAACCGGGCGTCGGCGGCGGGTTTCGTGTAGGCATTGGCCGGGTCGAAATCGTCAACAAACGGTTCCCACGCGGTATTCGTGGCGTTGCGCATGTTCAGCGTATCGGCAACCGTATCGAACCATAGTTGGCCGGGAACACGGCGGCAAAGGCTGCATTGATATCGGCGCGAACCACGGCGCCGCTTCCGTTCTCAATCACTTGGTCATGTTGCGCCATGGCCCTCTACCCCCTCAAACCGTGGATGGTGATATGGCCGTTGAACGTCGCGGCGGCGCCCGTCGAAAAAATCGTCAAGGCGTTCAAGGCGTCTGTCGTCTTGAGCCCGGCGATGCCGGAAATGATCCCGGCAACTGTTGCGGAATAAGCGTAATTCATATGCTTTGTGCATTTGGTCCAACGCGGCTTGTTGAACCCCTGAATTGTCAGGCTGCTGGCGGTGCCGATATTGTTTTGGCCGGCCGGCGTCGCGCTGCTCCCGGTTATCGGGATGTTGACCTGATTGGTATTGATGCCGCCCATGGAGCTAGGCGCCGTGGACGCATTGAACATCCAGATATAAAAATAGCCGGTCTGAACCCAAGTGGCGCCGCCGTCTTTGCTGAACGCCATTGCAAGGCCGCCCGCCCCCGAAACGAAGGACGGGTCTATTTCAATCTGCAGGGCGTGGAACGCGCCGAGATCGAGGTAATTCTTTATCGTGATCGGGGCGGCTATCTCTTCGTCTGTAATCAGTTCCCAACCGCCTAGCGCCGTATCTATATTGGGAATGCGAACGGTTTGGTTCACGCCTGGCGGAAGAAGCGAAAAGTCGAAATGCAGCTTTTTGGTCGGCGCCGCCGCCGTGCCGATATTGGCGTCAACGAACGGGTTCACGAGTTTGGCGTCAACCTCGGCCCTCGTGTAAATGCTGTTAAGCGGCATGAACCGGGCGTCGGAAACGGCCTTCGTATAAACATTCCCTTGCGCCGCATAACGCGCGTCCGCCTCGGCCCTTGTGTAAATCTCGTCCGCATTGAAACCGAGCCCAAGGGGATTCCAGCCGCTATTGGATGCGTTGCGTAGGTTCAACACGCCTTCGGCCGTATCGAACCATAGTTGGCCGCCCCTCATTTCGCGGGGCTCTATTGGCCCGGAAGACGAAGAGAAGAGCGCGGCAAAGGCGGCGTTCAGATCGACAAGAACGGTCGTACCGGAATTGTTGTTTATCACCTGATCGTGTTGCGCCATGTCAGTACCCCATGGCGTGCCAGTCGAACGTCCGATTGACGGGCGCCCCGGCGTTGGTGATTTGGACTGTGAAGGCCTCGCGGCTCTTCGCGGTAATGTTCGTCTTGTCGGCCGGGTCGGCGTCCTGAACGGTTATGACCACGGCGGGCACGGTGTAGAACTTGATATTGAAGGGGATTTCGAGCGGCGCGCCGCTGTAAACAACGTCGTCGCCCCTATCGATCTTTTCCCGGAAATCGCCAATAACGGCCAACTTCTCGATGCCGATATTCTGGCCGGGTTGGGCCTTGAGAAGAGCCCGGAACTGAAAGCCGCGCGCCGTCAAGGTTGACGTTGCGAAATCGTTCCAAGGCCCCCAAACCGCGTCCGGGTCGCTCGGATCGTCGTTCGTGGTTCGAACCTGCAGGTTGACTTGCGCGTCGATAGAATCGCCCACGTCATCCCATTCGGCCCAATCGTCGGCGTTATCCTGCCGGCCGTCTATGAAGCTGTTCGGGTATTGATAGGCGAAGGCGAGAATGTCCGTGGAGAAACGAATCGGGAAAACGCCGCCCGCGTCGAACTGATTGAAGAATGTATAGATACCATCGGTCCCGGCGGTGCTGCCGCCGCCTTCGGGGTCGGGCAATTTCCCAACTTCCGGCCAAGTATCCATAGGTGTGTCTTGCTGATCCCATAGGCCGCCCGTCGCGCCGATTGTCAGCCAGTTTTGCGGCTGCAGAATTTCCGTATTGTAGTGGGTGCCGAGCCAATCCGGGTCTTCCTCTATCCGTTCATAGATCGCGTAGCGTTCGTCCGGGTCGGTTGTGATAATCGTCGCCCACGTGGCCGAGGGCTGGCCGGTGGAATCGAACGTTCGCAGAAACCAAGAGCCGGTGCGGTAAGTGGTTTCTACCGTTGACGCGCTTCCGGGAATCGACGGAACGATTGTTTGCGCCGCTACCCATGTGGCGTTACTCACGGCGGCCGAATGACGAAGCTCGAAATGGCCGCCAATGCGAACGTCCAATTCCGTTGATGGCGTCCATTCGAAGAGCGCCACGCCGTCCGCGCTGTTCGTGCGGAAATTGAGCGGCGGCAAGGGCGGAATGAACCGGCCGGAAATCTCAATCGTTGCCGTGGCCGCCGGGCCGGGAATACCCATGACTGAATAGGGCGTGACGGAAAATTCATAGACGCCCTCGGAAAGCGGAACGTCCAAAACCTTCTGATTGGTCGCCTGAATATTCCAGTTGCCGTTTTCCTCACGCCACGCCACCACGAAACGCGGCGCCGGGGAAACCCAAGAAATGGTCCCGCGCGTGCCAACCGATACCGGCGAAACAAGCGTGAGATATTCCAGAACCTTCAAATCGGTTGGCGCGTCCGGGACAATCTGAATCCCGCTTACGTTCTGGTCGCTGAAAACCTTGTTTTGCTCCACCCACTCCCATTTTTGCGGGTAGTGCCGGGTGGCCGTGATTTCGTATTGATGTTCGTCTTTCTCGGCCGCGCCTAGAACCCGCCAATAGGTCGGCTCGATGTGGTTCGCCTCGTTGATAATCCAAACCGTATCCGGGACCGGATCGCTATCGAACGGAACGGCCATGTCTGCATAGGTGGTGCCGAAACCGGCGACCAGTTTCGTTTGCGTGACGCCTTCGCCCGTCACGGCGGTTAGATAAACCTGCTCGATTCCGGGGTCGGGTTGCGTCTCTAGCGGGGCGTCGAAATAGACGCGGCTCTTGTTGCTGCCGGCCCCTACCCTGCCGCCGCGCCGTTCGCCTGAAACAAGAATGTCGGAAACCTGGATTATCTCGCCCGGCCGCGACCATGCGCCCTCAAGGCCGGTGTTGAACTTGTTTACCTCGCCCTCGTGCTGCTCCGTGTAAAGCTGCCAATTGCCGGTCCTGATCGCTTGGCTTTCCCGCGTGCAACCGATGGCGGGAACGTCAACCTTCTGGATACCGAACCGCGAAATTGCTTCTTGATCCTCGACAACCGCGATGCGGTTGGCGCCTAGTTGCGCCGGGTCGTTCCACCCCACTTGCGCCATGGTATGGCGGGCGCGAATGTCGGTTCCCGAATAGGTGAAATTGCCGTTGATGACGTTGGCGTTTGAGAACGATTGAACCGGGTCCGATGGCATATCCGCCACGCCGACAAGCTGGCCGCCATTCCAGTAAATGAAGCCCCGGAAGACATTGGCAATCTCGTTCAAAAGGTCGAACGCTTGCGCCTGCTCGGTAATCTGGACATTGCAAGTAAACCGCCGCTCAAGCCCGCGCCGGCCGTTATCGACTCGGCCGTCGCACCATTGGGCGATTTTATAAAGCGCCCATTTGTCTACCTGATTGGCCTTGACGTAATCGCCGATCCCATAGCGGCCTTTGACAATCAGGTCGTACAAAATCCACGCCGGGTTGTCCGTCCAATCGGTTTTGAAAGTGCCGTCCCAAACCCCGGAATAAGTGGCGGCGTCGGGATTGTAGTTCGACGGGATGGCGCAAAGAATTCCGTCCGTGAGATAGGTTCTCTTCGGAACGCTGGAAAACTGTTGGGAGTCGATAATCAGGCCAACGCATGCCGAAAGCGTGTAATTGATGCGGTCATCAATCAGGGCCGTGTAGGAATCCCAATAGAGGTCGTTTTGCAGCGTGGTTGAATCGCTGTCGGGCGTGAGGCGGGTAAGCCGGATATCCCACGGCCCCGGCGCCGGCAGAAGGAACGCAATGGCGCGCTGATATTTCGAAGACGTTTTCCCGGAAATCGTAAAATCGCCATACCAACGATAACCGCCGCCGTTGTTCTGCACCTCGATCCTGAACGAAACGGACGTGCCGCTTATGTTGCCTTTCTTGTCGGCGTTCTGCAGCGAGGGAACCGAAACCGTGACGCGGGCGCGGTCGGTATCCGTGTTGAATATGGAGCGGACGAGCGGAACGCTGCGAATGATTTGCTGATTGACGGCGGTTTCGGCCTGTTGGGATTCGAACCCGCGCATAATCGGCTGGTCGGGATAGCCGTTGACGAATTGGACAAGGGTATTGTTGAAATTCAGCGAGCCATCGGGGTTTTGCAGCGCTACCCCGTTCAGATAGATTCCTCTCAGGCCGCCCACGACTCCGCGAATGGGGCCTTCGGAAAGCAGGTCAACAACCTTTGCCGTCTGCCGGCTCTTAAGCGTGTTCGCCGCCTCACTGCCGCCGCCCCCGCCGCCCTTGCCGCCGCCGCCGGCCCCCGCAATGTTGAACGGATAAAAGGGCGCGTTCACGGGCGGCCCTCCCGCTGGTAGTCCTCGGCCTCAAGCGTCAAACCCGCATTGAAGGAATAGAAGCCGGATATTTCAGACCACGCGTAAACCTTGCCCGGTGGATTGTTCGGGGCAATGAAGATAACCGCCTCCCTTACCCCCTCTTGTGGCGAGGCCAGCAATTGGCGGGCGGCGAAATCCCAACCTTTCGGCTGCAGGCCGTAAGGCCCTTGCATGAGCGGCGGCCAACCGGCGGCCGGCGCGTCTTCGCTGGAAACCCGGCGCGCGGCGTCAACCAGTCGAAGCCCCGGCCCGCCTAGCGCGGTCGTATATTCCACGTCCATTTCCAGGCCGGCGGAAATAACCACGCTTCCGGCATGCACGCGGCCGTAAATCAGGGGAACCGGGGCGCCTTGCGTCGTGACGTTCTCAGGCCCGGAAAATCCGTAATTCTCGTCTTTCGGGGTTTCCTTCGGCTTCTTTGCCTTGGGTGTCAGCAAGAACGAAATGCCGAGCAGCAACCCGGTCATAAGCACGCCGCCAATAATGGTTGCTGCAGCCGTGCCGGCGATTGCCGGGAAGAGCGCGCCAACCAACGCGGCGCCCATGAACGCCCGCCCCTCGATGCGCGGCACGAAATGCAGTTCCTTGGATACCGGCATAAACGCGGCGTCGTCGCCGTCGCGCCAGTCGCCATCGGCGTGAATGAAGTAATGGCCGTGCGCATTGAACGCGGCGACAAAGCCGGGGTAATTGGCGTCCAGCGCTGAAATGGCCTCTACCGGATTGTTGACGGCGAAGCGGTGCTTTTCGCCGAACCGTTCCCCAAGCGGGCCGTGCAAATGAACGTCAACAAGCTTCTGGCCTATTTGCACGGTTCGGCCTCCATGAGCTTTTCGTGTCTCAGGTGCAGTTCCGTCACGTCTGCCAGGAAGCCGCCGTAAACGTCGCGAACCGAAAGCCGGCCTAGCATTTGGTGCAAAAGCACATCGGGTTTCAGGAAAAGGCCGAGGTGGTTGACCACCTTTGACGAAATGCGAAGGCCTAGAACGTCGCAATGGTTGGGCGGCGTGCCCGGCGCCATGCGCACGAAGCCGGCGGACTCAAACCGCTGGCCTATCAAATCCTCGCCGGCTTTCCACCACATCCACTCGCGGGGGAAGTCGGGTATCAGGATTCCGGTTTCGTCAAACAGGCCGTCACGGATCAGGCCGAAACAATCGTGCGAACCCCAAGCCCATTCGCGGCCAATCAACGGCGCCCGGTAGCCGCACGGTTCGATAACCTTCCACGTGCCAAGCGGCCATGACACGATGAGCCACGGCAGGCCGGTTTTCTCCACCATGGCCTTATCGCCGGCCGAGGGCGTCGGCGGCAGATAGACATGGCTATGAACGATAGCCACAACCCGGCTTTTCTTGTTGATTGCCAGATACCCGGCCATGTCCATGACGAAGGTGTCAAATTCCGTCGCCGTGTTCTTGAGCGCGTGAAAAGCGCCGTCCTCGGTAATCACTCCGCAACTTTCCAGCGGTTCGCACTGGCTTGCGTGAACCATGGCGGCGGCGATCTGCAACGGGTTCGGCTGGAATGTCATGTGCGCGCCCTCATGTCCGGTTCAACATCGAGCCGGGGAAAGTCGAAGACTTGAGGATTCCGTTTCCGAACCGGGCGCGGCAGGCGGCAAGGTTTTTCCGGCAACGATCCTTGGCCGGGTCGCTGGTCGGGTTGCCGTTGATATCCTGAACGGGCGGGCCGGCGTATGAGCATTCGGCGCTGCGATACCGCCATTGACACGTGCCGGCGATTACCTGCCGCCGGGGCAACAAAACGTTGTTCACGTCGAAGGCCACGGCCAGTTCCATTTCCACCATGGCCGAGTTTTCTTGCGCCTTGCGGGCAATGAAAAAGATTTCGTCCGGGTAGGCGGTGGTCGGGTCGGCATAGGGGTTGCCGGCGTCGGGAAAGTTGACCGCATCGAGGTATTTGCCAAGCGTGCGCTTGCGGGTCACCTTGGCGCCAAGCGCGTCCTTCATGCTGCGCAGATAGGAACCGAATTCGCCGCCGATATTGGAAACGCGAAGCGTTGGGCGGGGAAGCTTGCCGGAACCCTGTTGTTCGAACCCCTCGGTTTCGATTGGGTAAGGCTGATATTCTTGCCCCTGCCAGACAATCGGGCTCAAGCCGTCAAGGCCGGCGGTCGAAGACCAGCGGATTACATTTGCCCCGCCTATGCCGGTGTCATCGAAAACGAACAATTCGATAACTTCGAGCGCGCCGAGTTGCTGGCTATCGATACGAACGCCCATGGCCTACAACCCCGCCGCCGTGAGGCCGTAGGCCTGTTGAAACTCGGCGGAAAGCGTGCCGTTCAGATTGCTCCTAACGCCCGAGGTTCCGAACGTGATGCGTTGCCATTGGACCTCCCACGTGTCGCAAAAGACGGTGTAAATCTTGCCGTCTGCAGGGTCTTGGAACGGGAACGCCTGCCCGCGCGTCCCCTCTAGATATTCCTCCATGGCGTCGATGATTTCGGCCGGCTTGTAATCGTAGACCACGGCCCAACTGCGTTGGATATTGTTGATGCCGTCCAACGCGCGCTGCTGGTAGCCGTCGCCGAATTGCGCGGTTTTCAGCCGGCGTTCCTTCTTCCGGCTCATGTCCAGCGCCGGGCACCAGTCTTTATTCGAGCCGTCGAACATTAGCCGGCCCTCCTGTAAAGAGTGCCGCCGGGGCGCTGTTCGCGAACAAGGATTTGCTGAACGGCGGCGTCAAGCTGTCGGGCAAAAGCCACGCCTTGAGAGGCGGTTACCTTCGATTCCCCCGTCCCGGTGTCTACTTTGATGTCTGTCTTGTTGTATTGCGTGACGGTTTGGCCGCCGCCCACGCCGCCCGCGTCATTGGCGGCACGGCCGGCGAAGTTCGAAAGCCCGGCATAAGGGTTTGCGGAAAGCGCGCGAAGGTTGGGATTGGCGGCGTAGGCCGGAACCCCGCCGCCGGCTACGGCCGAAAAACCGCTAACGCCTGGAAAGACCGAGCCAAGGGCGCCAAAGAGCGGCTTAAACAGTAGCGTTTGCAAAAGCATGCTTGCGAGTTGCTTCGCCAAGTTCTTGAAAACTTCGCCAAGGTCTTCGCCGTTCACAATCGCGTCGGCGAGCGACGACGCGGCAGTTTCCCCGAAGGACTCCATTCCCGACTGCAGATCGTTGATAGCCGTCTGCATCGGCCCCGTATCCATTTCGGCCTTGAGGCGGGCGAACGAAGACGCGTATTGCGCTTGGGTAATCATGCCGGCTTCAAGCGCCGCCTTGAGCCGCAATTGCGCGTCGGCCCATTCCTCGGTCGCCGTCTTCGCAAGGGCGGTGGAATTCACCCACTCTTGCAAATCGGCCTCGGAAATCCCCAACGTCTGCAGCATTTGCGCAAGGGCGCTGTTGTTGACCGTGAGTGCGTCGGCCTGTGACTTGCTGGCGGCGGCAAGCTTGGTTGCCGCGTCGGCCGCCTTCTTCTGCTCTTTGGTCCATTCCTTTGTGTTCAGAAGAAGCGTGTCCCATTGCGCCGAGGTGTAACCGCCGATCTTGGGTTCGTTGTTATTGGCGGCGCGGGCTTGCGGCCCTACTAGGCCGTTGACAACGGGCGGCACAAACGCGGCGCGGAATTGCGGGCCGAAGTTTTCCGGCTGGACCGGAACCATGCGGAAACCGCCCCCGCCCCCGGTGCCGCCGCCGCCTGTAGAACCGCCGCCGCCGAACACGCTTCCGGCAAGGTTGGCGGCCTGCTTTGCCAGATCGATGACGGATTGCAGGGCGTCGAGCGCGGGCTTGGCCCATTGAACCACGTTGTTAAACGCCTCGCCGATTGCGTTAATCCCGGCCGTGATGCCGCCCCACGCAATGGCCGCCAACGCGGCGAAGGCGTTGGCGATATCCATAAGGATTTTGCCAAGTTGGGAGAGCTTATCAATTGCCAGCTTGGCGAACGCCTCGGCCAACGCCGTCAACTTGCCGGGGATTTCGCCGATTGCCGCGCCGAATTCCTTGAGGATTCCGGGCAAGGCGCGAATGCCGACCGCCAACCCGCGAAAGGCTATGGCGGCCATGTTCAGTATGTTGGGGATTTGGGCCATGGAATTGCGCCAGATATCGGCCGCGCCTGTTACCTCGTTGAAGGCCGCTAGCAATTCATTCAAGCCGGCTCGGAAATTCGCCGCCGCGTCCCCCATTGCCTTTTCGGCTTGGTTGATGCCGGCGCCAACCGTAATTGCGCTCATGGTTTTTTGCGCGTTCTCGGCCGACTCCTTCATTTTGTCGAGGTTCAGGATCAGTTGGGCTAGCTGCTCTTTCGTGGCCTCTGGAAACATCTTTTCCAGAACCTTTGATTGCTGCAGCTTGTCCATTTGCTGCAGAACCGGGATCATTTTTGCGAATTGCGCAGCAAAGCCCTCGCCTTCGGCGCCGAACTGTTTCACGTCCGCGCCAAGGCCCTTGAAGATCGCCTTTAAAACGTCCGCCTCTTTGCCGCCGGCCCGCAATTGCTCCATGACTTTGCCGATGGAGAGGGCCATAGCCTCTTGGTCTTTTGTGTCGGCGAACACATTCGAGAACTGCGCTTTGATTTGATTCAGCGTGTTCAAGTTCATGCCGGCGCTGAACGCGGCCGTGAAACGGCGCATCCATTCCTTGCCGGCCGCGTCGGCAATCGCGTAAATGCCGGTAAGCGCCTTATAGAGCCCGTATGCGATGGCGGCGCCGATAGCTACAACCGAAATCCCGGCAAGGAAGGCAAGGCGGAAGGCGGCGCCGGCAATGCGGCCAACCGAACCGAGCGAACCCGCAAGGCCGGAAAACCCCGCCTTGAGTTTGCCGCCCACGGTCGAACCAAGATTGGAAAGCATCGAACCGAGCTTGGCGAATGCGCCTTGCGCGCCCTCGGCGGCGTTCCCGGCGGCGGCCGTTGCTTGCGCCGTCTTGTCCAGTTCCCCGGACGGCGCGGCCTTGCCAAGATCGTCTAGGGCCTTGGTCCATTTCTCGGTTGACGCCGCCGCCTTTTCGCTGGTGTCGGCCGCCGTCTTTTCGAGGCTTTGAAGCTGATTGTCGATATCGTCGATGCCTTTGGAGACGCCATCGGCATTCAGTTCTGCCTCGATTGAAAGCTTGTTTGCCATCGCCGCCCCTACCTGTTCAGGATTCGCGGAATCGCGTCGTCAAACCGCTTTTGCGCGGCGGCCATGGCGGCGCCTTCGTTCTCTGGAAGCGCGCGGAAAAAGAACGGCCGGGGCGCCATGTGGACGGTCCCGAATTCCAGAAAGACCCAATGGAAAGTCTCGCGGGAGCGCTGAACTTTGACGAAGCCGCGCGTGGTTTCGCCCTCTTGCTTGGCGACGTAGGAATAGATTGCGCCGGGGATTTTGCCGCGCCGGTTATAAACGCGCCCGCGCGCGTCTTTCGTCGGCCCGCTCTGCGAAAGCCCGGCGGCTTGCGCGTTCTTGCGGGCGCCGTCGCGAACCGTATTCACAACTTCGGAAACGACGCCCCGCATTTCCTTTTCGACAAAGTGCTGGCCGCCGTCCTGCAGTGCTTGCCTTAAGGCTTTGCTGTTCACGTCGATTTTCAGCATTTAGACCACCTTCGCGCCGAACATTCGGGCTATTTCCTCTTTGTTCATCTGCTCCAAAGGCTTCGGGGGCGGGCCGTC